CTGTGTTTGCGCTTGCTGCCGTTACGTCTGCCGCAATGTAAAAGTCGCCGTGGCCATCCTCAAGTACAACCTGACGCCATTCGCCGTTCTTTGAGACCACCGGGTAGCCGTTCACGTTGTCCCACAGCATTACGCCGTTTTCGGACGCCGAGGAATAAGTCTCCTTGAAGCCGAGCTGATCTAAAGCCCGGCCAAGGTAACGCCGCATATTCTCGGCCCACTGCGCTATATCAAGCGTAATGGGTGGAAGTATTCGGCTCATCTGCGGCCACCAGCTACAGCGTCAAGCCTCATAATGCCAACACGCCAATCTGACGAAGTGTTGCCAGTAACGCGCATTCTTATTTGACGCCCGGTAAAGCGCAGGCTTGTTGGGTTGGCCATGTTGTATGGGCCGTAATCGCGCTCAGTGTCTGTCGGATAGAAACGTGTCTTAAATGTGGCATTCACATCTCCCAGCGTGTTTTCGTCTGGGATCATGCCGCGCACAGCCATTACGTTCTCACCTACGCCCAGCACAATCGGACCTGTTTCGGCAAACGGAGATTGGCCGCTGTAGTCAAAGCCAATTTCTTGCTCATATAAAATGCCGTTTGCGGCAATCCAAAATGGCTGCCTAAATACTCCACGGTCTACACCAGCGGTTCGATCAATCTGACCAGTGGTCCAAATGTTTTCTGCGTAGTCAAATGCGACATATCTATCGCACTCTGTGCCGCTGGCGCTTGGGTAGAACCACCAGATTTCGTTGAAACGGCTGTTGACTACGGCGTGAACCTTTGACCTCTGGTCATTGTTCATGTCGCTGAAAACATAATCTGCAACTTCGCACGGCAAGTCTCGCACAGAGCCACCAGCGTAGATAAAGAATGAGCGTTGCCCCATCCACACCACGCCTTCGTCAATAGAGGCGGCGGCGTTAGCTGCGATTAAACCACACGAAGTACCGACGCGCTCAAAGCCGTAAACAAACGGAGGACCGCTGTATGTGGCTGTATGGGCGTCTTGATCTGTAAGGATCAGTGACTGCCCGCGTGTGCGCAAACCCTTTAAGATTGTGCCGTTGGTTTGGATTTCAATGTCGCCAGCTTCGTTTGTCGCCGCTGGTGTCCAAGTGTTGTTGTCCTCACGGTCTGACCATGCGACCTTCCGAGGGTTGCCGCCTGCGCCGAATGCAAAAACAAAGCGCTCTTCCGTGACCATCATTCCGGAACAACTTGTTGGAGCGCTTGACAATACCGCTGCTGGTGTTGAGCCGTTAAGCTGCCATTGGTAAATTTTGCCGTCATCCGCTGTTGCGGCGAGCAAGTATTCACCCCAGTTTTCCAAGCTCCATGTGGTCGCCGGGGAAATGGTTCCGATGTCCTCTGATGGCAGGCCGTAAAGGCTAGTTCCGTAAACACCACCGCCATAGCTTGTAAAAGAGGTTGCATCCACGCGACCAGTAGTGAAGCCAGAGGGCGTAATGTCACTGACGGCGTTACCAGAAGTCATGGCGTATAGCTTATTGGCTGTGCCAAAGGCTACGCGGCGGCTGCTGCTGTTGTCTTCCCACGCAATCATTGTGCGCGTTACGCCGTCAAGATCAACGCTTCCGCGCTGACGCCAGCCGCCAACTGGGCGCAAAGCACCCTCATGCCAACGGATCAAGTTACCATCACGCCAGCGGCCTTGAGACTGATACTCAGTGCCGTTTCTGTATTGGCCTGCGGGGATGTTGAGAGGAATTAACGGCATGTGCCTTCTGCCCCTTTAAGGTTTTGTGGGCCAGTCGTTTTCAGCCAAGCTGGGCCAGTTCGAGTGGCTCGGGAGATCGCGAAGAGCCTGACGATACGTTGTCATCGCCGCATCCATCGTTACATCTGTTAATGCAAAGTAATCAGTTCCAGCAAGCAAGCCATCACGTTTGTTGCGATTGCTCTCAGCCACACTAGCGTCAAGTTTAGCTTGATATGCAGCCTCATGCTCCGCTTTAGTGGTTGTTACGCCATCCTCAGTCGTATCAGCGAACATGTCTTGAGCAACATACTTCTCAAACCAATTACCATTTGCATCTTGCTCAACGCCATCACGAACAGATGCTTGATACGCCGTTGTGGTAGCCGCTGGGCTGCGCAGAACAGGCTCAAGGTTAAGGCCAGCAATTGTTGCAGCCTTCCAAACACGGGGTAAAGAAGTGCTTCTGTAGTGCGTGCGCCACTGCCCCTGAGTTTTGACTTCGCCTGTTGTAGTGTGTCGATATTCAGCCATCAGAGTGATCCTTTCGTCATGCTGTTGATTTATGCGATTGCGTAAAAGATGTAGTTTCCACCGTTTACGTTGAGGTTGTTTTGTGTTTCTTGATTAATAATAAACCCGCTGCTGTCAGGGTCTACTACGTCGATGTTTGAAACTTCCGCTTGTGTGTCATTGAGTAAAAGATAAGGGGAATTGCCGCTACCTATGCCTCGGAGGCTATCAAAAACGACCCAATTACCGCTAGAATCAGTTCTTTTGATTAGGATGAACCTAGCACCTGACGTAAAGCCACAGTTGATAGTCTGACTAGAGCCATTCCCAGTGAATGAACCAACCTTAGATATTCCAGCTAGTGTCGCAAAAAAGTAACCTATCATGGCCGTGCCTGTGTTCCAGATAGCGTTCTCTCTAATTCCAAACTCAGTTGCAGAAGGACTAGGCCACAATGCGCTTGTTACAGTATTGGCAGTGGAGGTGTTTACAGATAGAAACCCATTAGAGCCTATATCTTTGTGGTAGACATACCATCCATCAACGTAATCCCTACTTTTTACCCAAACCATTTCTGGGATAACGGTTAAGTTATGCTCTAACCGTCTGTTGCTGGTGTTTTCCGAATTCCAACAAACCACATCAAAATAGCCGGGCGCACGCTTCCACATATAACCTATAAACTGGTTCGATGAATCGCCATCATCATCAAAACCATTCATGAAGTCAAAGTCCATGGTACTAGTAGTAGCCTCTGCGTTCGTTGACCCCGTTTGCATGTACTTACCTTGAGTTAAACGTGGGGCCATGTCAAAGCCGTCAACACCGCTGCTAGTCCGTCTTCTTTGCATCCCCAAGTCTGTAACAAACCCAGAGATAAAACGTGGGTTATTACTGTTGGGGCTAAAGTCTGGCGCAAACACCTCAGTCGCATCCTCGGGCGGAGCAAGGGGACCACGGCGTATTGCCATGTAGATGTAGGTGTCGCCGCTTTCATTATAAGCAGACCCACTTGCGCCAGCCGTACCTACCTTAAAACCGTTTGGTGTAACTTCAAAGTAATTTTGGTCACTATCTTCGGCAGAAGTGGATTGTGCTAATAAGTAAGGATCAGCACCTCCTACAATCATTCCACGCATGTTATCGTATAATGCCCAGCTTCCTCCCGTGTTTGACCTTCTAACTAACAGCCACTGAGGTTCAAAGCCTAAGTTAATCTCCCTATCACTTGTACCATCACCAACAATACTACCAGATTTGATAATATCTTGGTCAGAATCTGGGCCGAACCCACCGTCACCATCATTGTGGGCGAAGAGGTAGGCTACGTAAGTTGCGCCCTCCTTATTTGTACCATTGTAAGCAACGGAAAACTCTGTAGATGTTGGGGCCACCGTCCAAAAACCATCACTGCTTGTAACCGCAGCGCCCGTAGTGTTTAAATAAATTCTCTTATTTGTCCCAAGACTCTTGTGATATACATACCAAGGCTCACCACTTGCGTTTGTTTGCTTAACAAGAATCATGCCCACTTCTGAATCTAAAGAGTGGCTCACGGTTCTACCATTTACTCCCGTCCCAGTGTAAGTCACCACATCAAAAAACTTAGCTTGCTTTTTGAATGTCCAAGAGGCGTAGTTGGTTCCAGTGCTATTAGTTCCACCGTAAGAACCAGTAGTAAAGCCATCAGAGTTAAACGCAGTTAATGCTGCCGATTGCGTTCCTTCTCCACTAGTGCTAGCCGACATAATATACTTTGTGGCACCACGTTCAGTGTCAAAGAAGAAGGTGTTAGACGCAACATTACGACCTCTTTGAATAACCAAACCACCATCACCCGCAAGGTCTAGGCCGTTGGTGATCGTCCGAGCGGAACTATTTCCATCATACAAATAAGTGCTGAACACATCTGTAATATCAAGACCGCCAGCTCCGCCAGCACTACCAGCCGCCGCTTGGAGTAACTTCTTTTTAGTAGCCATTTTATACGCTCCTTATCCCAGAGCCTGCCCAGCCGTGAACCCATACCAGTTAGTCCCGCCATCACGGGTGTAGAAAATGAAGATGTCCTTTGCCGATGCTGTAGCTGTGAGCGTTGGTGCTGTAGCCGCTGGCCAATCAACCGCTGGGGGCCAATTCACTCCGTGACCCGATGCACCGCTATCTTGGATGACTTCAACACTAAAGCTGTAGGCTGTGCCAGATGCAGGTGGGTTAGTAAATGTGAATGTAGTAGTTCCAGACAGCACTAAACTGAATGCGTTACCTGCTTCACAGTTAACCGCTGGAGACGTACCAGATAATGAGACATAGGTTTCATTGTAACTATCAACTAATAGCTCGCCAGTAATATCCACGTCACCAGTGTAAGTTGCGCCGACTTTTGCATTGAGCTGCGTTTGAATTGCAGATGTAACGCCGTCAATATAGTTAAGCTCGGCTGTTGTCGCCGTAACGCCGTCGAGCAAATTGATTTCTGCCGCTGTTGATGTAACGCCGTCAAGGATGTTTAACTCGGCTGTTGTAACAGTCGCGCCATCAAGAATTTCAAACTCGGTATTTGTAACGCCGCCAAGAAGCGTGTCTAGGCTGTCCCAGTTACCGTTGAGGTATCCGCCCCAAGCGTCTTCGTCGCCGCCGACTGCGGGTTTATTCCAAGAATAGTTTGTCGTTGTCGTAGGCATTACGCGGCCCTCTCTAAGTAATCTGCCTCTGTCCATGTATTACTTGGATTTGGCGCTTCTGTCCATGCTGTCGTCGGTTCATCTGCGTCAAGCCATTTATAGCGAGACAGAACATTTACTATCAGGCTTAAATTGTCTGTTGCAGACATTGTTCTGACGCGATTATAGCTTATATTTACAACAGATGATAGTGCCACATCTGCGCGACCCACAACGTCGATAACTCCGTTACCCGTGACCGTAGACGCAAGGCTTACATTTGACGCGGCGCTTACAACTTTCACGGCGCTGTTTGATACGCTGCAAGTCAGATTGATTGAGGCAGCGCCTTCTTCAACGCTGTGGTTAACGCCATAAATATAAGTGCCGTAAGTGTTTAGTCCGTAACCGGGTCGAAAGCCCTCTTCTTCTGGGTATTCCACTGCTACTGCTACGACCACACCCTGACAGACAATATCAGCCGCAGCAGTTATAACCTTGATCGCAGTCGTTGACGTAGATGACGTGCAGGTTAACGCCGCCGCCGCGTCAGTAATTACGTTAGAACCTGCGCTCGTACTCGCCGCGCAAGTTACATTGGCTGCACCCAACTTCACTTGCTGCATTGCAGCAACTACCAAGCAAGACGATGTGTCAGACGATAGTGCCTCACGAACCCTAACGGCAGAAGAGCTTACCGAGCAAATTGGCGTTATGCTTGCCGTAGCATCAATTACAGAGCCGGATAAACCATAAATATCCTGACCATAAAAAGCATCACCGTAGTTTGCGCGGTAAACGGTCATTAGGCTAACGTAATGTCCAGATCACCTGTTGGGATACGGAACACATCTCCATCGTTGATTGCTTTGGCAACGGTCAATGCGCTGTGAACAATCATGTCTCCGCTGCTTGATGCAGTCATAACCGCCATGTGCGTAATTGTACCCCAGTTCCCGCCGTTTGCGGCCGGGAACTCAACGGCCGCCGAGTTGGTGGCTAGGTTGTTTGATACGGTAAAGCTGACCGCTGTCCTTGCATAACCGTTTCCAGAAACTTCATTAGCTGTTGAACCGCTATCCGTTGGATCGGCAGTAAATAAACCAACGTACCATGCAGTCGGCCTTGTTACGCTGGTGGCGGTAAACACATAGTTTAAAACGTGTGTTTCGTAAGTGTTAGTAAATGACATGGATTTCTCCGTTAGATATATCTGCGACTTCTATACACCATCACGCGACTAATAGCTAGTCACGCGCATTCTAAGGCCCGAGCCAGCAAAGCGTGTGTCGTTTGAGGCTTTTTGCAAAGACTGCATCGCTGACGAATACAGGGCTGCCCAAGTTTCTGCCCTTGCGTCGTCGTTCAAATATGGCGAAGCCTGAATTAAGGAGCCATACAAGTAAACGTCCGGCGCATCTTGGAGTAACCAATTATATGTATTCGTGTCAGTCAGCTCTGTGACTGATTGGTAATACATGAGCTGCATACCGTACTCGCCATCAGGCGTCGGAAATATCTCAATGCTTTCGCCAGCGTGAGAATAGAACCTTGGTGTGCCGCTGGCGTTTGAGTTGTTTTGCCGATACTTAATCATATCGTCAAGACTAGCCATCTCCAGCGGGCGCGTTCCATCAGTCGTTAAACTAAAACGCAAAGTCTCAAGCCAATCAGCCGGAACCTGCACATAGCGGCTATCAAGCGTAGCATCAACGCGGTTAACCATCTTGTAATGCCGCAAGTCACGATTAATGCCTGCCTCAGTCAAGCTAATAAAATCAGGAATAACCGACGTAAGATCGTCGCGGTTAAGCCAGTTGGCTATGCTAGATTTTAACTCTGCGTAAGTTGTGATTGCCATTAATTATAAACCCTCTAATCTGAGGTAATTATTAAAAGTTTCTTGCATAAGGCGCGGGTCTTGCAAAACTCTTTCGTTGGCTGATCTTTTTAAAATGTCAACAAACTTTGGAAACGCAGGGTGTTGCATCATGGGTGATTGCATATCGCTTAGGCGTGGTGTGTCATCCCTACCCGCAAAAGGCTGGGTAAGTGGAATGTCTGGCCGATT